ATCAATAGGGGCGTTTCCAAAATTGCAGAGTCTTACCTGCAATCCCTTCACGGCCAAGCTGAATCAGGCAATGTCAACGCCATCACCTGGCTCCTAACGCATCACCCAATTACACGCAATCAGTTCAGCGATGCTGCCGCTGAGCGTCGCGCTGTTCAACGCACACTTGGCACGGTCGTTCAAGCCATCGAAGCAGCCGACTTGAACGACGATCAACGCACTCGACTGCTGCTGAACCTGCAGGCGCAGGGGCTGGGTGTCCCCGATGCTGACCGCTGACCCGATCACAGCAGCACTCGCCAGGGCCAGGCTCGGGCAGCTCACCGTCTCCGCAATCCCACCCACTGCCCCCTACACCCGCTCCTTCGGCGACTACATCGCCGCTGTCTTCCCCAGCTTCACCTTCACCCGTCACACCAACCGCCTGATCGCCATCGCCCAGCGTGTTGCTGATGGTGAACTACCACGCCTGATGGTGGAACTCCCGCCTAGGCACTACAAGTCCACCATCTTCAGCCGGTTCCTGCCTGGTTACTTCCTCCGCCGCTATCCCGATCGCACCTGGGGCCAGGGCGCCAACACCCAAACGCTCGCCGCTGAGTTCGGCGAAGCTGCCCGCGATTACTACCTCGCCTCTGGTGGCACGCTGCACCCCTCCAGCACCGGCAAGGATCGATGGAAGACCGCTGGCGGCCTGGGTGGGTTCTGGGCTGCAGGCGTCGGCAAGGGCACCGGCCTGCCGGCTGACTTCTTGAACGTGGATGACCCGATCAAGGGCCGCGAGGAGGCCGAATCTGCCGCCTACCGCAGGCAGCTCTACAACTGGTGGTCAACCGTCCTGAACACCCGCGAGGAACCGGGCGGGATCAAACTCATCACCCACACCCGCTGGGCCGAAGCAGACCTGATCGGTTGGTTGCTGCAGCAGGTGGAGCAGCTGGAACGTGACGGCGACGGCGACGCGGCTGAGCCCTGGCACGTCATCAGCCTGCCGATGATCGCTGAGCCGGTGATCAAACCCCTGCCGACCCTGGTCACCCGCGAGCCAGACGACCGCGAGCCTGGCCAGGCACTGGACCCGTCGAGATACGACGAGGAATGGGCCCGCCGTAAACGGCTCAACACCCCTATCCGCGACTGGGAGGCGCTGTATCAGCAGCGGCCAACACCCGGCAAGGGAACCATCTTCAGTGCGGAGATGTTCCGCTACTACGGCACCGCCGAGCGCCCCGGCCAGCCGGATGATGCAACGCTCCCCGGTCGGTTCGTGCGGCGCCTGGCATCGATCGATTGCGCGTTCAAAGACTCAGCCGGAACGGACATGGTGGCCTTCACGCTCTGGGGCCAGGGCAGCGCCGGGCTGTGGCTGCTGGACATGATCAACCAGCGCCTCGACTTCGCCGGCACGATGGACACCATTGCCGCGCTGTGGCCCACCTGGGGGTTCGGTGAGCTGCTGGTGGAAGACAAGGCCAACGGCCCGGCTGTGATCAGCACCCTGAAACGTGCCGCTGCAGGGTTCAGCGTGATCGCTGTGAACCCCATTGGCGGGAAGATCGCCCGCGCCAATGCTGCTACGCCTGAGTTCAACCAGGGCCGCGTCTGGCTGCCGCGTAACCACCCGTTGCTGTCGGTGTTGGTGTCGCAGTTGGTCAGGTTCCCTGGCGATACGTTCGATGACCTCGTGGACTCCACCACGCAGGCAGTGAACTACGTGCAGGGCACCGGCCCGATGCGCGTCTCCACAGTCCACTACGGCCACGGGTCTAGTGCACCGCCACCAGATCCGTTCGCTGACCGCGACACGTTCAAACCCCGCGCCCGCACCTTCGCGGGTGGTGGGGGGTTCCGATGACCACCGCACCTACCAGCATGGACACAGACAGCACGCCATTCCCGCTTCTTGAGATGAACGGGATCACCTTTGCCGCCATTGATGTTCTGTCGGTCGGACCATTGATTAAGCAAAGAGTCAATCCGCCCACGTTTCGCTACGTCTTTGGTGTTGCGCTTCGAGATGGTGGAGGAAAAGTCCTAATTGGATATGAAGGCAAAGAGTTTGACGAGAACTCTCGTTTTCCAGAATGGGAGCGAGACGCCTGCCTGAAGGCGAATAACGCCCGCAACGCAGTGATTCAAGCGGTTTGGCGTGATAGCCATGTAGCCGTTGTCGAGTAAACCACTTACCCACCGCGTACACCATGAGCGTCCTCCACCGCATTAAGCTCCCACCTAAGCGCAAAAGCCGCCAAGTTGTCGTCAGTGATCTAGGTGATTGGCAATGCTGCGCCGACGAGGTGCATAGCTTTAATGAGCCGATGGTTCAGCTTACGGTTTCAATCGACGCCGATCACACCCTTCACATGTTCTGCGAGGCAGATCAGGTTGACGCGGCGATTGCGGCTCTCAGGGACAGGTTGACTGGAAAGCCGGAAGCGACCCATGCCGCCGCTGGAAGCGCTCCTGCGACCCCCTGCGCCACCTTCTCAACGCCTAACCACTTACCCACCGCATGCGCCATGACCACCACCATCCCCGAAGCCAAAGCGGCCAAGGCCGCGCTCGAGCAGATCATCGCTACTGCCCTGCGGCGGTTCTCGGCTGACACCGGCACCACGGTCACCAGCGTGTTCATTGATCCTGTGATCGTGCAGGGTGCTGCCGCCCGCTACCGCGTCGAGGTGGAGGCGAGGTTGTGATGATGCCCGATGGTCAGGCCTGCATCGTTGGCAACGGTGAGCGCGAGCCCCGATCATGACCGCAACCACCTTCCCCACCCCCACCGCGATCAGCGAGGATCTGATCACCGCCAACCTCGGCCTGGCACGGCAGTCCGCCTGGCGGTTCCATCGCAAGACCGGCCAGCCCTATGACGAGCTGGAGGCGATTGCCTACGTCGGCCTGATCCGTGGCTGCCGGCGTTATGACCCCGACCGCCTCAACCCAGGCTCAGGCAAACCCTACGCCTTATCCACCATCGTGGTGCCGTTCATCCAAGGGGAGATCCTGCACTGGTTCCGCGATCGTGGGTTCGCCATGAAGTTTCCAACCAAGTGGCGGGAGAAGTGGGGCAAGGTGCAGCGACTGATGGGTGATCCCAACCTGTCGGCTCAGGACGTGGCTGAACAGTCTGGCCTCGCGATCAGCGAGCTCAGCGAGATGCTCGCCAGCATGACGGGCACATCCAACCTCGACGACATCCACGGCGCTGATGGCTACAGCACGCCCGAGCTGGAGCTGCCACGGATCGACCCGCTGAAGGAACTGGTGCTGCGTGCCTGGGACAGCATCCACAAAGGCGACCGCACGTCACTGCTCAGCTGGTGGTCATCACCACGGCGCCTGGCATACCCTGCCGGGCCGATGCAGCAGTTCCACCGGTGCATGAAAGCCCTGCTGCAGGGCCGCCGGCCGTCGGAGGTGCTGCAGCTGGCGCTGGCGGTGGAGGTGGAGACCGTGGCAGTGGAGAAACCAGCACGGCGGCCACGCGGCCGGAGCAGGAAGGCGATCGAGGCGACGGCGCTGCAGATGGGGCTGTTGGTGGCGTGACGGATCGTGAACCGGCCTGGCCTGTGGTTGCCAGTTTGTCCGCCACGGGTTACAGTGTGATTACAGGGGCGAGAGAGCCCCGCCACCACACCGCCACCCGCCAGCTATGACCCGCAATCAGATCATCAAGGCCCTCAGCAAATCTGGGTTTGACATGGAAGCTGTTGCAGAATGCAATCACAACGAAATCTTTATCGGCTACATGACAGATGGAGTGGTAGCGCTCAAGGATTACGACCGGACAGCGCAAGCTGTTGACTCCGCCGCCAAAATTCTTGGATGGGGTGGGAGTTCTTGCGCTTGGGGAGGCTTCCGTCTCTACAAGGGCTTTCAAGCAGATCCAATGGAAGGAACGATCTACGGTCGCGAGCATTATTGATCCGCCGCCTAACCCACCCCACGGCCCGCCGGAGCCGTTCCGGCAACTCATTCCATCGCTAACAGCCCATGATCTGCATTCTTAAGCAAAACGCCTTCACGCTTGAAATAGTCAGCTGGATTATTGCCACCGATTGTCACGATGCCCGACGACAAGCGCAGATGGCGGGAGACCAAAGTCTTGCTGCAGCAATGTATCGGATGGAGTTTACAAGTGGATTCAAATGCGAGCTGCCAATTCCAGGGCCATTCCGTTACACCTTGCTGCCTGGTTGACCCACCCCACAGCCCGCCGGAGCCTATCCGGCGCCTATCCCACTGCATGCAACATCATGCAAGCCTTCAAGATTGAAACTCTCGTTAACGGCGAATGGACCGATGACGCCAGCCTGCTCGGGTTTGGCTGCAACCAAGGCAACAACCTGTGGCCGTCGCAAGCTGCCGCGTTGGCCTTCATTGAACTTTGTGCCGTGTTGGACCCCACCCGCCTACGTGTGGTCCCTGCCTGAAATGCCCCGCCAACCCAGCCGCGACAAAACCGCCCGCCACCGCCTCCGCCAGGCTAGTGAGCTCCCCCAGCTGCCCACCTGTCCTGAGTGCGGCCGGAGCGTGATCAGCGACCGCACAGCGCCGTTGTGTAGCCGGTGCTGGAAGCTGACGCCTGAGGGCCGGGCTGCTGATGCGGAGCGGAAACGACGAGCCCGGAAACGTGACGCTGTGTGAACTGCCCCCTGCACTGGTTGCCATGGTGTCCGCCACGGGTTACAGTA